GTGGGTGTGCTATCATTAAGTCATATTTACCACTATAAGCCTCTTTTACTGCATCGCCTTGTATGTGCCATTCAGGATGTCCGCCACTTGGTTCTTGTATATCACAACTATAAGCCTCTATATTCCTAACGCTCTAAATGCCTTGATATTATTTATCTGATGGTTAAATAATATATATTACTTGGTATAGGGCTTGAGCTTGGCTTCTACCAACTCAGTGATCTTTGATAATACTTCTGGTCTACTTGAATCAACAGCTTTCTGTATGAAGTTAATAGGTGCATGGTACTTACCTGTTCTCATGTTGGTGAAGCCATACTCAATGAAGTAAAGGTAGAATGGGTGATACTTCTTATACTCACCATTGCGCTTACGCTTTGATATGAAGTCTCCCTTCTTTGGTCCAACGAAGTAACTCTCAGACTTAGCAAAGGTCATGCTCTTTATTTGCTTGCGTGCCTCACCTGTGTAATCATCAAACTCTGTAGTTTTTTGCATTGCCTTAACTAATGGGCGTGCTGCAGTTCTCAGAATCTTCTTTCTTTCTGATGGTTTAAATAGGTTGAGTAGCTTATCTATATCCTTCCTATACCTGGTATCATTGATCTGTATTCTTACTCTAGCCATTATATGGGGCGCATGATCTTAAGTCTTACAAATCGCTTCCTACCGAATACCTCAGCGCTATCATCAATCTCATACAACTTACCTTGCCACTCAATCTTATTCTTTGTGTCAAGCAATGCGCTGTTGTACCAGGTAATCACAATAGCAACATCATTCAACGCCTTCACATTGGGTGTCTCTGTGGTCTCCTGTGATGCGCTGATCTTACCTACAAGGGCTCTTTGTGTAGCAAGTAAGGTGTAAGACCTCACATCTTCACCCAATGAGTTTTTAGTGGTAGTAAATGCGTGCACCTCAATGACATTATCGAATCTGCCGGGGTTGATCTTCTCAGTAAGAAGCCTACTATATAAAATACCATTGAAACTCATTATTGTGAGATTGTTCTAAGTCTGAAATTTATTCTGCGCATATCCATTTCTGATAATCCTTCTGGGTTATTGTACAAAGCCGATGCATAAGCAATGATACATTCATTCAATGCCTCATGTGTCGTGATACCTGTGACAGAATAAGTAATATCTACAATATCAGTAGCATCAACAGTATCTTCAATTTTTACAAACCCAGGATTACCAGTTAAGTGAGTGGTAAAATTTGTAGTGACTACATTATTGATCTTTACTGTGGTCACCGTGGCAGCCTTATACTTGAGATCATATAAGGTGTTTGGACCAATGTAAGTAGCAACAACCGTTTTGTTTCTGGTTGCTATATTGGTGACCAATTCACAATAGTGAGTTGCTGCAGGGATCAAACGATTGATCAAATCTTCATCCATGCCATCGGGCAATCTGAGATTTGCTTGCATTTGTGACAATGTGATTGGTGAGTCAGTACTATTTGTTTCAATGATGCTCATTACTCATATTTTGCATAGCCTTGATCAATCAGTCTCTTTTGCAATTCTGGATCCATGCGCACTTGATCTACATTGATGCGTTCACCAGCATTATTGGCCAGATTGCTAAACCCTGTGGGATTTCTGAGGAATACCAAAACCTTTGATTTCTTTTCCTCTTTAGTTTCTACTTTTTTATCAGTTGACATAATTTACTTTTTGTTATTAATAAAAATAGGTTGGATCGCTACAATCCAACCTATCCACCAAATGTTTACCAATCAATTATTTCATTATGCTAAAAGCGCATCTTTGATAACAGAGAATGCAGCAGGGTGAACCGCTCCAACATCCCAGAAGCTATTCATTACCACTTCAATCTTACCAGCTTTTTTCAAAGTGATGTTATCTACTGTCAAGTCTCTTACACCCCAGTTTCCAATGATCAATTTACTCATATCACCGAAGATTACCGCATGACAATTCGCACCGGAAGAACCTTTGACCAAAGTCTTAGGCACTAGGTTTGATTTGTATGCATTGTAACCAATGATAGTGTTGTCATCAGTCCATACAAAAGGACCAACAGCAGCAGCAGAAAGCAAATTCTTCAAATATCCTTTCACTCCTGGAGTGGTAAGGAATGCCATTGTTTGATCATCAGCGTTTGCGATAGCAATTGCAGATTCCATGGCCAATAAATGCGCTCTGGTAATCACGCCACCGTTTGTGCCAATCGCTACCGTGTTTGTTCCAGACATTCCCAAGATACCTGTAGGTTCGTTTGTTGCACCACCAAGGATGGCAACACCTTCCACTTTTCTTGCCTCTGCACCTACTAAGTCAGTTATGACATAGTTTTCCAAATCAATACTAGACTGGTTGAGCATTTGCAAAGTCATTGCAGTCCAAGCACCCAATCTCTTAGGTCTCAAAGAAAGCAATTTAGTTGTAGGGTTGGTTTCATCAAGCGTACCAGTTTCAGTATTGAAAGTGGCAGTAGAGATTCCATCACCCGCAGGTACATCTACATCACCCACAAGACCAGTCCAGACCTGTGCACCCATCATGCTAAGCATCAATTGAGGTGCTAATGCTGGGACCATGTCGTAAAGCTCAGTTGCAATCAAGTTTGCCGCTGTTGCTGCTGTTGCTGCATCAAGCGTAGTTCTTTTTTGCAAATGCCTGTTTGTGAATGCTGGAAGTGCAAAACCTTCTACGGCCACTTGTGAAGCTCTCGCTTCTTTCAAGCCCTCAGCGTGTACCTCTGCTTCTGCTCCACTAAAGTCTTTGTTTGATACCAAGCTCCTTACAGCCTTAAACAAAGAAAACCTTTCAGAAAGTTTTTCCTCAGGTGTTGCTTTAGCTGCAGCTTTCGCTTTATCAGCTTTACGAGATTTCAACCTATCAATTGCTTTGAATTGAATTTCGAGTTGGTCCGCTTCATCTGTCAGCCTCGCAACCTCCGCCCCTTCTTCTGGCGTAAGGGTGCCATTTACCGCCTTTGGCTCAAGCTCCTCTAGCCTTTTGCCAACAACATCAAGTCTTTCAACCAACTCTTTCATCGTTTACTTTTTAATTTTCTTAATTTTTAAAATCGCTTTCCCTATTCTTGATACTTCCTCAGACATATCTATTGGCTCAGGTTTTTCAATTTCTTCTTCTGTTGGTAGTGGTGTTGGTGTGTCTGTTGGTGGGTCTATGGTCCTAGCTATGCCGAGCTTCTCAGCGATAGCAGATCTTTGAGCATAGGCATTCTGATTGCTCCCATGTGGTACAATGCCCCAATCAAATAGAGATTGTCTTGTGTAAATCAATACATCTGCCTTATCTGTACCGGGTTCGCCCCACTTTGCATCATGGATATAAGCACGAATGGAAGCCATCTTTATAAATCCATTCTTTACAGCTTTCTGGATCCTCAAAGCCCTGGGGTTGTCTTGATTGTATTCTACTTTTGCTTTGAGCTTGCCATCTTCAATGTACACTTCGCTTTTACCGATGTATAGTGTGTCATCTGTGCTATCAAGATCGGGGTGACCATAAGTAACCACTCCATTTCTCTTAGAATAGCTGAGATCCCAACCACCTACCTCAAATGAAGTACCGTGGTTGTCTACCGATTCATCAGATATGACAAACACATCAGTATTTTCATCACTTCTTTCCAAAAGCAATGCGCGTTCCTGTGCTATGAGAATGTTCTTTTCCATTGATTGCAAAGAACTTGCAACCTCAGTTCTACTTTTGTTTCAATTGTTTATATTGATGGATTCGCTGGATTATCAACCGCGTCAGCATCCGCGTCCAATTTCCTTGCCCTAGATAGCTTCTCCTGGATCATAGCATCTGCATATTCATCCAGCCTATCAAGAGGGAAATAGTTGTTAGCCTGGATCAATGGTTTGTCACCACCTACCACAGGATCATCATCATCCAGAGCTCTGAGCTCATTGATGGTGTATTTGCCAATAGCAGTCATCTTGGACCAATATTCTGCTTGGCTCTTTATATCAGCTCTCAAAAGAGATTTGAGATTAAACTTGATGGTTGTGTTTTTCTCTACGAATGCTTTGTTATTGATCTCCTGCTCCAATTGAGTGACAATAGGCATGATGGTAGATTCTGCAAATTCTATCTTGGCAGCTTCCATCGATTCACCAGACATCTTGTTGTATTCAAATACTTTGAATGGTGGCACACCGTAGACCCTGCACATGTCCTCATTGGTAAGTCTTTCACTCAAGATGTATTCTGCATCAGAAAGCGGCATGGAGTTGTCAAACTGCTTGAGCTGACCACCTTGATCAATTGTAAATAACTTTCCTGATTTTTCAATACCTCCGTAGACTTGCTGCGTCATCTCTCTGATGGCGTCGCTTTTCTCTTTGGTCATTGTCACACTCTCAGGGTATTGTATCGCACCACCGAGAAACATCTTATTGGAGTACATCGCATTTACATAGTCCAATGCAGCTTTTGTTTTACCAAATAGCTGCGCATGTTGTTTTATCCTGGACAAGCCAGTAAACTCATTGACGCCTATATCTGCAAGATGGATCACATCTTCATTGTAGTACACTTCATCATATTTGCGATCAAAATAGTATCGCTCACCCTCATGAATGATCGTTTCAAGATTTCTCCTGATCTGATAAGCTACAATGATTCCACGCTCCCTTTTGGCCACAGCAAAGCCATTGCCAAGGTTTTGAAGATTTAGCGTAAGTTGATTTTTAAATTTGAATGCGTTGACTAGATCGTTTGGTTTCTTAAACCATAATTCATACTGTTGGTGGGAATTGTTTTTGGTCCTGTCTTTGTAAATGTCACCCTGCAGCATAGCTACTGTATTGGCAACGACAGACATGCAGCGATAGGCCGTAGCGATGGCCATCACTCCCTGCTCACTCTTTACGCTTGTGGTTTCGCTCAGCAGATTCACCCCAAATGCATCACTGCCCATTTTGTGAGCGCGTGCTTCAAAGTTAGCCGGAGCACTTGATTTTACAAGCGAATTATTTTTAAAGAAATCAAAAACACCCATAGGGCAAATATGGGTAGTGCCATGGGTGCTAAATTGTTTCTTTTGTTTATTTAGTGGGAAGCGTTCCTAGAACTTGACTACACTCGTCACTTTTATTTGTAAACATAACCCAAAAAGAAAGCAGCAAAACATTTGAAGGCATAGCGAGGGCAATGGCTGAACAATGGTCATTAGCTTGCTGCGTCCAAGAGTTTACCCACGTGTTCATTTACCAATTTTAATGCTTCTGCTTGCTCCAAAATAGTTTTGTCCTTATTATTTGTTTTTTCAGATTTTACATTGTATTCTAATGTATCTTCTTTAGCATTCGTGACGGATAATTCGTCATTTGTATAATATTCATCTTTATTTCCTATAAAATTATCATACAAATCACTTTCTTTTATACCTAATGCGAATAGTATTTCGTCAAACATTTCAAGAGTCGTTTTACTCTTTTTATTAAGGTTTCGCCATAAAGTTGGTTGTGTTGTTCCCATCTTTTTAGCCAACGAATTTAAGCTAATTCCTTGTTTTTCAATATATTTACGTAATAAATCAATTTTATTCACTCTCTAGACCTCTTTGTTCTAGTATTAAGATACTGACAATTTAGATTAAATCAAAATTAGGTCAAATCAATACATAAAATTTATTATACATGAAAATAAATTTACATTTTTATTTGTTTTAATACATAAGATGTATTACATTTGTTTCATCGATATAAAATATATGATATATGGTAGAAAATGTGACACAGCTAGATAGAATTGAGAAGCTCCTGGAAGAATCCATCAAGGTTTCTCCCACAGAGATCACAAGGGACCAAGCTGCGGAGATATTGGGCTGTTCTGCTGCTGCCATTGATCTATGGACCAGATCGGGCAGAGTAGTGAATGGAGTGCGGTATTTTTTAGAAAAGAAAGACAAGGGCAAGATAGACCACAAGTCTGTCCTAGTCTTGAAAAGCAAAATAGGGTAGTTGGTTTGAGACGTTTTCCTGACCAGGAAGATGTGCGACGGCACTGTTTTTTTGAAACTTTCGCAACTGCTCCAACCAGTAGTTGATTTTTATAGACCTTTTTTTATTTAACGACCCGACGGCAAAGTCTTTAAACCAAGACTGCTAGGCTTTGCCGTCATTTTTTTGAAACAAAGCAAAACAACAACCACACTATGATCATCTGGAAATCCCCCACAACCCTTGAGAAATTTGAAGAACTAGAGCAAGTAGAAATTCTCCGTCATCTAGAAGATGATCACATGATATTTATTTTATTTCTCTATGAGAAAAGAGAACACATGATACCAATAAATCTTAATTAATATGGCAGTAAGAAAAATAAAACAAGAACTCATTGACAGCCACGTCACCAAACACTTTTGGTACACCAGCTTCATCACTTTCCACAAAGAGAACCCACAGATCCTACAAAAGATCCTGGAGCAACTAGATAGAGCCCATGAAAAAGGAATACCAAAGGTATCTATCAAAACCATCATTGGTTATCTCAGGTGGGACGTGAGTCTAGAAATCAAAGGAGAACATGAGTTCAAGATAAACGATGCCTACACCTCATTGTACAGCGCATTGATAGCCAAAAATTGGCCTGAGTATGCAGATATGTTTGAGCAAAGAGGTTTTAGATCATTGGCAGTTTAAACAAAATACAGATGGAAAATAAACCAGAATCAGAAAGAATTGCCATGATATTTATTTTCATTGGTATGCTAGGAATACTGGCAGTATTGTACAGTTTGATCTTTTCGCCATTGGATTTACCGATGGATATAGCACCATACTAAACCCCCAACGCATGATCATATTTACAATTACGCTTTTTGTCTTGGTAGCATTCTCAGACAGCAAAATGAAGAAATGAAATAATTTATAAATCAAATCAATATCAAAAAAATGAAAAAAATTAGTGTAATCATCACCACAGAATACAAAGGAGTATTTTATGGAGAAATTGATGAAAAGGATTTTCAAAACAAAGCATCGATTGAGGTTGTAAATGCAAGGAATGTTATTTACTGGTCATCAATCACTAAAGGATTCATAGGACTTAGCTCCGATGGTCCAAATGATCAGTGTCGTATTGGCGCAAAAGCTGGTGGTAAAATGATAATCCATGGCATTACTTCCGTAACAATGTGTTCACCAGAAGCAGAACAATCATGGAAAGCTCTGTAAAAGGAAAAATTTCTATTGATGATCTACATATGGTAGGAGCTTGTGCTTCTGGTGTTCGTGATTATATGATAGAAAATGAAATTTTAGTCACAGAGCTCAAAATATCAGATGCAGATCTATCTAATGATTGGATAAGTAGAGCATTTGGAATAAACGGCTCCGGCTCCGGCTACGGCTACGGCTCCGGCTACGGCTACGGCTCCGGCTCCGGCTCCGGCTACGGCTCCGGCTCCGGCTACGGCTACGGCTGGTGACTTATGAATATTAAACTTTGTTACATAACAACTAAACCAACACCAGATAACTGCAATGTATGCGTTCCAAAAAAAGAATCTGTGTGCGTTGATGTTGCTGATGAGATGATGCAAATTGACGAAGCGCATAAATCTTTTCAGAAACTAATGCATATTTTACAGTTAAAAAATTATGAACCTTATAGGAAGTTATGAACCCAAGAGAAAAATACGTAACAGTGCCGATGGATGTGTTTATGCAGATGTGGAGAGTGATTGGAATTTGTGAGGGCGTAATGGTTAGAACAAATAAAGATGAATGTATTTATTTAATCGAGCAATTAGAACAAACAATGGAAGCAGCGTTTCGTTCGGCAAATGAGGAAGTATGACTCAAATCGACGCATTGATAAAAGAGGTTGAGCGGCTAAAAGCTGCGTTAATAAAAATAAGAGACTGTGATTTTGTAATTAAATTACCGGACAGGATGGATGCTGTGCGTAAAATAGCCAGTGATGCGTTGGAGGGCAATAATGGAAAATAAAAAGCTAATTCCTTTGGATCAGTATAATCAAAAGAGACGAGAGCAATATAACTTTCTTAGTAATGCTCAACTAAATAAAAATGGCATTGCATGTCCTAAGTGTAGCGCTGAACTTGTGGATGACGATCCAAGTTTACTTTTTATGTCCTGTCCACCTCAACAAGCAATTAAATGCTTAACATGTAACTATAGCGGAACAAGGGTGATTTAAAGGAAAGCTTATGACCCAAGATGAAATAAATAAAATTAAAAAACAGATCGAGCAACTACAAGCAGCTTTAATAAAAATCAGAGATTGTGATTTTGTAATTACACTACCGGATAGGATGGACGCTGTGCGTAAAATAGCTAGGGATGCGTTGGAGGGAGTGTCGCATGAAGATTGATACTACTGGGATAATGGGAATGCTGGGTTTTCATAGAGAAATGAAAATGAGCTTTATACCGGATGCTATGGAAGAAGCTATTAAAGAATTATGTCGAGAATACGAATTTAAGTGCGCAAGACTTGCTGATGCTGAAGAAGTTATTAGGTTCTATGCTGATGAAGATAATTACACAGGCAATGCAGGTGCCCCTCTTGATGCTCCTGTGAGTTTGGTCCGTGGATGGGATAAAGGTTATAAAGCCCAAGCCTATCTTGATAAGTATGGGGAGGAGAAATAATGGAATGGCAGCCGATTGAAACAGCACCTAAGGATGGGACGAAAATTCTTGTTTTTTGTAAACCTGACGAAATTTTCACTGCTACATGGGGCAAATGGACAGATGCCCACTTCAATGACTGGAAGGCAACGGAATGTTGGTGCGTTTATGACTGTGAGGATGCTTTTTACAGTCATCTTTTAAGTGGTGATCGAGTTAAATATTGGCATCCGCTTCCAGAACCACCTAAGGAGGATAAATGACACCGGAAGAAATAGTAAATAAAATCATATTGTATTTTTTTAGCATAAAAATGAACCCAAACCAAAAAATGATAGATGATCCAGTTAGTATTATTATTAAAGAAATTACGCAAGCTAAGCAAGAGGCTTATGAAGAAGTTTTAAAAATTGTAATGGATTTACCAGAACTAGAGTCAGAACAAGCAAACGAAGATGGGTATAATGATGCGATGAATCTTGTTACCCATGCCATTCGTAAATTCATAAAAGATGCCAAATGAAATATTTAATCGAACATTGCGGGTTGGATATAGTGGATAGCAATACAGGAAAGCGTGTTATGGTAATTAGATCACGTAACGAGCGCGATGGAGTTTACATCGGCGATGGCGAAGGAGAAGGCGGTGTTTTTGACACCGAAAAGTTTGTTGAACATATTATGAAGTTTTATACTGATAACTTTTAACCAGAGGTGAATCGTGAGCGATCAACACCCAGAGCTTTTAACCCAAGCTATTATGCGTGCCGGATATGAAAAATCGGAGTTGGGGTCGGGGTCGATGTCGTTGTCGGGGTCGAGGTCGAGGTCGGGGTCGAGGTCTGGGTTGTGGCCGAGGTTGGGGTTGTGGTCGGCATTCATCGACAGGTGGATATAACTAATGGATGTGAGTTGTTCACAACCATTATTAAATAATAACTAATAAAGGAGAAAAAATGAATATGGATAATTTAACGCTTGGTCAAATCAAGCTAACTTTATTAGCTACGAGTTATTTAAAGCGACCCATAAAATAATTTCCCAACTCATAGCGCAGGTTGAGATGATGGGAAAAGCTTTAGACGTAATAGGAAATGGTTCGTGGGCGGGTTTTGGAGACCCTCCTAATTGGAAAGGGACAATTATAGATATTCAACATACAGCCCGTAAAGCACTTGAAGCAGTGGAGGAGATGTATGGTTAAAAGGAAAGGTGATTAAAATATGAACGCATTAGAAATAAATAAACGCATAGCTGAGTTAAAGTTAAGTGATAAGTTTGTATTTTGGCCTGAGTATACTGAAGAGAGTATTAATGATAGCCGTAATCCAGCTAATATAAGATATAAATATAGAGTCGATGTTGACCAAAAATTTATTCCAATACCAAATGATCCAAAAACAATTAACTGGGCTGAGAATATCGCTGATGCTTGGGAGCTATTTGAGGAGATGCCTAATCCAAAATTGCAGCTTTTTAATAGTGGTGATGCAGCTTTTATGAGGTTTTCTTGGAGAGTAACAATTGATTTTAAAAAAGACATGGAATTTCTTGGTGCAACTGCCACCATCGCAATTTGTTTAGCTTGGATTAAATGGAAAGAATCTAACAATGCTTAACATAATCATCATGATGTACAATTTGTACGTTAAACAAATAGCATTACCCCAAGAGTATTTTAATCAACTTGCGTGTATTAACAAGTATGAGGATAAATACGCTGTAAAATACGTGTGGCATGATGGGTGCTATATTTATGTTGATGGCAAGTGGATTAGTGCAGAACAATTAGAATCTGGAAGTAATTGGTCCGGGAGTTTTGGACCGTGAAAGGAGAGGGTGATATGACAAGACCGGTAAAATTAACAAAAAAAATGCAAGAACAAATTCAGTATTATTTGGGAAGGATAGAATTATCTGGATGTTATTATGGCAAAAGATCAAACTTTGACGAACGCCATAAAAGAATAGTCCTTTGGTTCGATCAGATGAAAAACGAACAATATAAAGATGGGCCTATAGGCGAAATAGAAAAATTCTGTGACGATTTAAAATCAAAGCTCATAGCCAAGTTTGAAAAAGGAGCCAAAGAACATGGAGATGGTTGGAGAGATGTTAACTTCACCAAGGAAATTGGTGAAGAAATAAAAGATATAATCAACTACCACTGCATGTTTAAAGCTTTAAACAAGGAAAAAAATGAAATTTAAAGTAGACAATGTAGAAACTTCAGAAGAGGTAAAAGCTACTGACAGCAGTGGATCATTTTTACCCAAGAAACAATTTATCTATGAAAATGGGTCTTGGCAAAAAATGACGCAGCAAGAACTATTAGATATGAAGATAGGTGATTTGCTTCATGGTGGTCGAATAATGTTTGAGTTCGATTATGAAAAAACGCAATATATTATTTGCTGCAACGTGAATGATTATGAACTAGTTAGGCTAAAATACCCTAAAGCTGTTGTAATATTAATCACTGATATAATAAAACTTTGGACGGGCCATTTTACCGCTGACGCATCAAGTTACTTGTTCAACATGTTCCCAGCAATACTAACAATCAATAAATATATTCCAGGCGCAAAGGTAGTTAGATCAGGTCACGAACAAATAAATTTTGATAAATAAATTGACAGTCGCGTTCTAATAGGTTACAAAACATTATGGTTAAAATTAAAACATTAAAAGAAGAATTAAATAAAAAGAATCAGGCTAACTTTACGGTCCGAATACCATCGGATTGGCTGGATATGTTGCGGGAGATAGTTGAAGAAAGAAAGTTAGCAAATGGATATTTTAAAATGGCTGATTTAATTAGAGAGGCTGTTTTTGTTTCGCTGATTAAGCCGGTTAAACAGGCTAATTAACACATTTAATTTTTAAAATTAAACACGCAAGTTAATATTATGTAATTACGTAATTGTATTTTACAAATATACTTCGCATTACAAAGTTGGAAAAATGGAATTAATGAGTCATCAAAAAGAAGGCGTAGACTTCTTATTATCTAAAGGTTCTGGCGGTTTGTTTTTTGAAATGCGTTTGGGCAAGAGTCTAACCATTTTAGAAACTTTAGATAGACTGCAGCAATATAAAAGAATCCTCCCAGTATTAATTATAGCCCCGTTGTCCGTAGTCCCAGTGTGGGAGCAAGAATCAATAAAGTTCGGATATAAATTTAAGTTTTCTAACCTCATCGGCACAAGAGCAAATAGGAACAAGGCGTTTCAAGTTAACGCAGATATTTTTGTCATTAATTACGAAGGGGCACGGCTCTTTGCAAAAGAGTTAATAGCAAAAAATTTCAAATGTATTGTTTGTGACGAATCGCAAAAACTCAAATCTATAAAAGCTCAACAAACTAGAGCTATCATAAACATCGGAGAAAAATCCGAACACAAGTTTATTTTATCTGGAACCCCAGTAACAAAATCACCCGAAGATTTATGGAGCCAATTCCATTTTATTAAGCCAGGGTTTTTAGGCAATTTCTTTGCATTTAGAGCTAAATATATCGAGTTTAGAAAGATGACTGTTAGATCTAAATATGGTTCCCGTGAAATCCAAGTCCCGTATCGATTTAAAAATTTAAAAGAGTTAGAAGCTATAACATCTCAGTGGGCATTGAGAAAAACCCAGGCCGAATGTTTTGACCTCCCAGAAAAAAGTTATAAGATTATTTATTGCCATATGGAAGGCGATCAATTAAAAAAGTATTATCAATTAAAATTGGGTCTCCAAACAGATTTATCAGACAAGACGTTAACAGTTGGAAACGCACTAACCCAGATAATCAAAATGCAACAAGTTTGTAATGGATTTATCTATGATGGATTTGGCACTGCTTTATATTTAGAAAATAATGCCAAGCTAAAAATGTTATTAGATTTGCTGGAAGTTATTTTAGAACCTAAGCAAGACATGTTTAATCCCTCAAAAAAAATAGAACAAGAAAAAGTTGTAATCTTTGGGCAATTCAAAGCCGATTTGGTTATAATTAAAAAAGCGTTAACTGAACATGGCTACAAGTTTGTAACATACGAAGGCGACGACAGGTTTGAGGCTATACAAAAATTCAATGAGTCTGAAGACCCTATGGTTTTTTTATCATCAATCGAAGTTGGTAAAGAGGGTATAAATCTATCATCTGCAACACAAATGATTTATTATGGGCGCAATTATAATTATGCATCAAGATATCAATCAGAGGCCAGGATTCAATCAGTTATCAGTAAAAAGAATTTAGTATACTACGATTTGATATGCCCAAACACCATTGACGAAAAAGTCTTAGAAATTTTAAAAATAAAAGGAGAAACTGCAGATAAAATTTTAGGCGATTCATTAAGATTGGCCGAATTAGAATGCAAGGAGTAATATGGAAGACGTGCAATTTAAAAATAATGTTTTAGCTGAATTAACAGCTATGAATCAAGAAGTTGAAGTCAGTGACAGATCTATTCTAATGGAGAAGCTAAAGATTGAGCTAGAACCATTATGTACAGACCTAATGATTTTAATGGAAGAAAAATCAAAAATAGAGTTGCAATTAAAAGATATAAATAAGAAAATATCCGACCAAGAATCTGAAATTAGAAGGCTGTGGGAACCACATATCCTTGGAAGTGATAAAGCCGAAATTGTATTTAGCAATTTTAAATTAACAACAAATAAAAAGCTAAATATTTCAGTAGATGATGAACATGAAGTAGGCAGAAGTGCGGCAATAGAGTGGTTAATCGGTAATGGATATCAAGATGTTTTAAAGTACGATATTAATACCAATACTTTAAAATCAATTGCTTCTAATGAATTTAAAGAGAATGATATAAAGATTCCTGGACTAAAGTATTCATATTTCCATCCAGTAAAGGTGGTTATATGATTCATAACGCAGACGAGTTTACACCAGAAGAATTTAGTAAATTTTTAGAGTATAAAATTAAATTTGTTGAACACTTTAAATGTTTTTCAAGTTTGCCATTTAGCGACAAGAAAAAACTATTCGTTCTTTCTAACGTAGTAATTGATCTTTTAAAAACTTTAAAAAAAGTCGACCCAGAAACTTTTATTTATATAATTCAAAAACTAAACAAAGGAGAACAAAGTGAGTAAAATAAGCAAAGTAGCAGCAGTAAATAATGACGCCATGCTAGCAATACCTAGCGAATTGAGCGAGCTCGCCAACGAACTTGGAGGGCTGGTTCAAGTAAGGTCAGAGTTGTTAAAACCTGCAAGAATAAAATTGTTGCAACAAATGAGCCAAGCTAACGGTGGGTTGGGAAAATCGGGCGAGTTTGTTTGTGAAACATCCGGTATGAATTACGGGGATAAAATAACTTTAATACCATTAATGTTAAAAGAGTCCGCATCTCTTATGTACAGCCAAAATAACCCACCCAGGGCTGTAGTTAATGGTTCAGTTGATCCAGATAGTTTAACCGACGGGATGCCAATTTGTCATACTAAAGATTTAATTACTAATAAAGACGGTATCAATTGTAAATCTTGTCCTTGGGGAGAAAATTGGAATGATTGGAAAGATGGCAAGCCCCCTAAGTGCAAACTTTCAATAGATTTATTTTGCATACCAGAGGGATCAAACCAGGTAGTATTAATGCAGTTTATGAAAACTTCATACAATGCTGGTAAGGATTTAGTTAATAAGATAACTCAATCAGGGTCAGCTCCTTTTACATTTAAATACACTCTAAAAAGTAAAGACCAGACACAGGATAAATATCGTTTTAAAGTTGTTGATGCTTCTTCAATTACCAAGCAGCAACTAACTCAAGAAGAGCTAAATCAGTATTATGCAGTTATCGCTGATTTTCTAAATAAAAGAAAAGCAAAACAGATTGAATATGACGTTGTTCAGCATGATGAAGTTGAATCAACTATAAATGCGGCAGAAGATATTCCTATCTAATTTCATGTAGCAACCAAAGGAGGGGCAGGACTTCAAACTGCCACTTCTGTTTTTTATTTAGGAAGGTGATTGTGACGATTGATCCAAAAATAGCTAGTGATATTGTAAGCTATTTAAGCTTATCAGACGATGATCGATCGATATTATCATCAAAAAGAGGCTTTGATGATAACTCTATAAACCTCTTAAAATTTAGATCAATAGGCCCGTTCTTAAAAGAAGACTTGTTTATTAAGTCTTTAGACAAACCAATTTTCGATGCTTTAACTACTACTAATAACATTTTAATACCATATTTTAACCAAGATGGAAGTATATCAAATATTAGACCCCACAAGTTTGGCATTAAAGACAATGGGGCTCAAATATATATTCCTTGGCCAATTATTAATGGTAAAGAAAAAACATGGGTATTGACCGAAGGCGAATTTAAAGCAGTGGCATCATGCATCTACGGAGTCCCAAGTCTAGCCATCCCAGGAATATCAAGCCATACATCCACAAAATTATCATCGCTACTAGATACCATAAGGCAAATATCGCCTGCCGGAATAATCATATGTTTTGACAATGAAATTAAAGACAACCCAAAATTTAAAAACTATAAAGATAAATATACTAAGCGTTATGATTCGCAATTTTATAGCTATGTTCAAGCAAAATTAATTGAAAAAGAGTTGGGTAAAGACAAAGTCGCTATTTGTGAATTACCACTAGATAAAGCAAAAGACGGCAAAGCCGACATTGACGGACTCTTAGCTACGGGAATGTCAAAGCAAGAATATGTTGATGTGTTGCATCAATCAGTAAGATCATACGACTATAGGAAATCATGGGACAACTTGCCACCGCTCCATTTGTCATACCTCCAACGGAGAGTAGATAGGTTTTTTTATACTGGAAAAATTAAAGAAAATTTTAATTGTTTGTACAGAGTTGAGTATAAAAATAAAACCATTAAAGACGAAACAGTTACACAGCGCCAAGAAGTTAAAATAGCCAATTTTGCAATAAGAATGATTAACACTTTAAAAGGCTCTGAAGGTCTTGAGAGACAAATAATTATTAAATCAGCCTATGGCAATAGTCGGCCTTGCGTCCTCAGCCCTTCTATAATGTCTAGCAAACAACAATTTATTAGCTTCTTGTATACGCAAGGTGATTATTGCTTTACTGGGAATGATTCTGATTTGCCCGATTTGTGGGAGTATTTGTTTCTTACCCAAGATGGGACAACGATAACTAAATTAGATAAGTTTGGTTACAATGAAGAACACGACTTTTGGGTATTTGGTCATGGTATTTATAAAAATCAGCAATTATATCCAGTTAATGACGCTAATATATGCATGATCGGAGACGATGGGTTTAGTATTCTTAATGTAGAAGACACTGACTTAGCGCCTCCTTTTCTCGAATTAGAAGACCCATTATTTGATATAGATGATGTTAGAAAAAAAATGGCTGAAGCCTTTGGACCAAACAATGCTAAAAGAATGATTGCATGGATATTTGGAGTCTTTTTAGGCGATAAAATAATTAAAGAATATGAAAACTTCCCACAAATGTTTTATTACGGAGTGTTTGGTGCTGGAAAAACTTCAGCCGCAAAAATAAGCATGTCATTTTTTGGTCAATATGAAGAAAAAGGATTTTCCTTAGACGGATCTAGTAAAGTTGGTTTAATTAGAATAGCTACAAGAAACTCTCTTTTACCTGTATGGATTGAAGAATCAAGAAATAGCGCAGAAGGTACTGTAAGTAAAAATAGCATTTTTAGATCAATTTATGATCGAACATCTATAGCAAAAGGGACTAAAATTCCTGGGCAAATAATAAGTACAAAAGCTACCGCCAACTGTCTCATATCTGGAGAAGAATATCCCGCAGATGCGGCCACGGTAAGTAGATGCTTGTTACTTCATATCGATAAGCAAATGCAGAATAAAGAGGCTAGTCAGTCCGCTTTTGAGTGGTTAGTGAATAATAGAAGAATGTTCTCATACTTTGGACATAGCATTTTGCTCAACTCTAATTTTTGGTGGGAACGATGTAAAAAGAATATTGATGAATATATTGAATCATTTAAAAAAGACCCTAAAATATCAGTTAGGGCTAGGCTCCATAACGCTTTAATAGGCGGCATCGCTGATACTATTTTCGGCGAGGATGAAAAGTTCTCAGCCTCTGTTTATCAATTTGCAAAACAAGAAGAAAATGTACTTAAAAACTCACAAATGCTGAATGTATTTTGGCAAGATATTTACACCCTAGTTCTGGAAAAGAAATTAAACTACAAGTTCTATCAATTATACGAAGAAGAAGGTGTCAGCTTTGTAAAAATGAATTTTACACCACTTTATGGAACATGGGAAAAAGTGTTTAAGCAGATGAGAAAAGAACACCCCGTCTCTAAAAACTCATTATTAGAAGCAGTCAAACATGAGCCCTATTATGTTGACTATAAACAAATAAAATTTTTTGACGTAAGGCCATATTGCCTTATTTTAAAATTCAACAAAGGCGACACCCCAGAGTCAGTGTTTAACGCCATTATGTACGAAGAAGGTGATAATATCACATCTTTAGCACATAGCTTAAAAGAAAGAGAATAACATGTATACCCAAAAAGATGCCGATAAAGAATACAATGATTTTGTACAAAAGATAGAATGTGCCAAATCTCTAGCTAAAGAATTAGAGCCAGCGCACGAAGATAATGTTACCTTTTATCGTTTAGACATGAAAAAAATTACTAGCACTTTATTTACAGATAGCGATTCCATTGCTAAAAAAGACAATGTTAGGCTGTCATGGACTGGCATGATTTTAGCTACCTGTCCATACCCCCACTTTGATGATTGGATGGAAGAGAAAAAACAAAGAATGACACCTGGTCGTATATTTTTATTCAATCCAGACACAGCATACTCGCTAAACATTGAAGGAATGTATGAGATTTGGACTCTAAGCTTGCAAAATGTAATGAATTTTAGAAATGACTTAAATGTGTATGAATTGTACAAAAAATCACTTCAAAAAAGAGTTGAAATATTTGGAAAATAATATATTATGCCAATAATGCTGATATTTCTCAACCCCCCCCTTCCACAGCAGGGGAGAATGGCCCTTTGTAGGGTCATTCTTATAAGGATTTTAGATAATGGCTAGAACAATAACTCACGAAACCGCAATTGATTTAGCACTTGTTTTAATTCTTATATCAGCAGCTTTCTCTTTCGGTATTATGTATCATGAAAGCACAGCCAACACTGAAAGTATCAACGAAGTAAAAAAAGAAATATTGTCATTTAAGGCAGAATATAAAGAAGATTTTAAGTATCTAAATCTTAAAGTAGACCGATTGCTAGGTCAAAACGCTTTAAAAAAAGTAGCCATAAATGATATTGAAAATAATTAAAGACTTTTTTGAAAATGTTAGAAAAGAATTGGGTGGTAATTTTAATATTGTTTCTGCCGACGATAATTATTCTGATTTCTTAAAAGCGTTTGATTTTGTTATTAAGCATGAGGGTGGTTATGTTAACCATCCAAGTGACCCGGGTGGAGAAACCAAGTATGGTATTAGCAAGCGGGCTTACCCAAATTTAAACATAAAAAACCTAACAATTGACGATGTCAGAAAAATTTATCATTCTGATTATTGGATACCATCTGGCGGCGAAGAACTAGAATGGCCGGTTAATTTAGTTCAATTTGATTGTGCCGTTAATTGTGGTGTAGGAACTGCTAAAAAATTCTTAAAAGAAGTTGGGCCTATTGCTTTATTGTTGATTGAGCGACGTGAATCCTATTATAATAAGCTTATATCCAACAAACCTAATTTAAAAGTTTTTGCTAAAGGTTGGATGAACAGAATTAATGAGCTTAAAAAATTTATTAGTTCGCTTCCTTAGGACACCCTGCGCAGGGTATATATATTTTATTCCCATAGTTGCCTCGTGTGGCTATGGCCCCCAGTTTTATAGCTGGGGTTGCATTTTTATAATTGGTTAGTATATGCAAATCTTAATTAAAGATAGTCGAGGAGCCCCGTCTTTTACCGAGACAGCTACGGCATTAACATTTATTCTTTTGTTGATTGCTATGCTAATGGTGTTATTTAAAGGACTGCATCCAAGTTACATCCTGTGGTTTTTATTGCCTTTTGGGCTTACAATGGGCTTTAGGTTTAATAAGAAATTTAAAATAGGCAAAGATGGGTTGGACATTTCGCAGGACATTTCGCAGGACATTTTAGAGGACAAAAATGAATCAACTGTGTGTGAAAATAAAGAGTAAACCGATTACAAATTGTAACCCGATCAAGCAAATTAAAGTTTGTACAACTACTGAAGTGATAAAAACTTATTGTGTTCCTGTAATAGATTTAAACTATCAAGATGCGCTTAACCGATTAAAAGAAATAGTTCGTGGGATAAAATGATATTTAAAAAAATACTATCTAAACTAAAAGATTCAGGCCTAGCTATTTATTCATTCTTTGGGATTATCTTTGCCGTGGCTTATTTATGGATAAGTCATAAATTAAAAAAACTACATGAAGCCAAAGAGTTATTACGGGTTAAGGATGTAATAATAGATCAACAAGATCTGATAATTAAAGATCAAAAACAACAAGCAGAAAAGGTTGAAGATGTTAAAGAATTTTATAAAAATATTCGCTCTAATATGCACGATTTTACTGAGTAATTCTTGTGCTACAACTAGAACAGTTCCTACATTATATAAACCTGAACAACCAGTCTGTTCAGCAAGTGTGGATAAATTCATTCAAGGGATTCATAATCCTGTCCCTAAATTAACCAAGCCAACAGTAGATGAAGTATTAGACATGTTGGAATGTATTGAGTTATTAAGGTCGGGATATAAAATTAATCTATAAACTCTTTAATTTTCTTCCTTAAAATAGTTCCAGTAGATTTATTTCTTTTATCTATGATGGTATCTTTTTTAAATCCCTTGGCTTTAGTCCCGTAAATTTTACCAATCCAAGGTGATCTTACTTCTTTTTTAAGATCTTTATCCGAACCCTTTATCCACTTGACCATAGATCTAGCCCCTGGGATACCAGTCAAATTAATCAAATCATTTTCAGCTCTATTCAATGCCTCGTCAGAATTTAAATCAGTCCCTTTAATTCCAAAATAGCTTCCAGGTTTTGGCTTTTTATTTGTCTCATATTTGCCAGAAGATAGTTGTGAAATGAAATTTAAAATATTCATCACTACTCCAACGCTGCCAGGGATATTCCCTCTATTCCCTTCCCACGGTGGGAAAAATGATCCTAAATCAAATTGAGGAGGAAGCCCATTATCCCTTAATACTTCATTGGTTAAAGTCATATTCATGTACGCTCTAACAATATTATTAAATGACTTTGTAGGCCCGTCACTCATAACTATTTTTGGAAGATCATCTTTTAACGTCGAAAACATGTTTGTAGCAAATGACTGAAACTGCATTAATGTCCTGCCATAAACACTCTGCATAAACTGTGGCTGGCCTATTTTCGTCATTTGACCATGAAGTAGCCCAACCATATAGTCGCCATATTTTGCTGCCTCTTCGGGCTTTAATCCGGCTTTAATTCCTTTTTGGTATCCAGTAAGATAAGCATGGGTTGCTGCCTCTTTATCAAAAACTCTTAAAGTTTCACCCATGAATCCCTCATACATATCAAGAGTTGATGCTGCAGCGTTGCCTCCCTTGCCCAATTTTCTTAATCCTTGTCTAACCAACCCTTTACCTAGTTCAAATCCTTCTGATTTAATATCGCGCAAATAAAGGTTCTGGGACATGGCAATCGCATCCTTGCCATCTTTAGTGGCTCGCTTAAATATAGCGGTAAAAGCTTCTTTACCTCCAATGGCCGCATTTAATGGAATGGAAAGAAGTTGTTGCACCGCAACCCCAGGATTCCCTAACAAAACAGCGTTACTAATTCTCCGACGCATTTCACTTAATATCTTGCCATGAATAGTGTTTAGCGTTTCATCGGGTATCCCAATAACGTACCTATCAGCAATATCTCTTAATGATTGACCAATTTGGCTTGGGGCGAAATTAGATGCCGCATAAATAGATTTAGATAAATCTGTCCCATAAATTATATCTGCCGCATCAGATACATACTTTTCAAAAGATTCAATAGCACCAAGCCGTTTAATTCCCTTAGCCTCTGATAACCCGCTTCTTGCACGTTCAAAAGAAGCTTTCTTTCTTTGTGGACCACGTAATGGGATATCTGGTGAGATCCCCGTGAAATTAGTTGGATCTTTTTCACCCTTTAAAAAAGCAACAAATTTAGCCTTTGCGATAGACCAACTGTCTCCATAATAAGGCATGTATTGTACTGGATTCCCTTGGGCATCAACGGTTCTTGGGTTGATAGTTTTATCACCATTTCTAGCTAAAACATCATTGATGCTTTCAAAACTAAAATCTGGCCCATTCACACCGTTCTGCAGTATTTTATTTGTTAAAGCATCTGGCATCCATTTAGAAGCTTTTTTTATAGCTTCTTGTTCTCTAGCTGAAAGGGCCTTAAACTCTGGTAGCTCAACAATATTCCCTGCTTCATTAGTTTTCGTTAGCTTTCCTTCCAAGTAATCAGCTAAAAACTTATTTGCTTTACTCCCAGGTTTTAAATCTGGGTTGTTCATTCTAAGCTCTTTCATCCAGTAATTTTTAAATTGTATTTTAGCTATATCTTGTCGGTTAATTACATTAAATATTTTTTGGAACGGTGAATTTAACCCAAACTCATCAGCGGCCTTACGTTGAATATTTGAAAAATCTTTTAAAATACCACCCGAGTTCCCCAAGTTGACATCATAGCCGGCGTAATCCATCGCCTGTAAAATGTCAGAGAAGTCTGTCATGTCTTTAATAATGTTCGGATTATCACGATTAAAAATAGCATTTTTAATAGCTTGCCCACGAATAGATTCTTTAGCATTTATTTTAGCGGCTATCTCTGGAGAAAGTTTTTTATTAATGCTGTCAATTCTTGGTATAAAAATGCTGTCGGCAATGTTAGTCAACCTCTCAAGCTCAGCCTGCGGGATGCTCTGCCCGTTTAACCCTATTTCACTTGCACTAATCCTATTTTGAACTCTGCTAATCGCCCGATTATTCTTTTTTAAATCATTTTTAAAAGATTCTATTATTGCAGAGTCTGAAGTGTTTTTTATTTTATCATTAAGACTTATTCTTTGTTTTACTAGCCATGATAAATGCTCCCTATCAATTCGCCTATTTAACAGGCTCTCAACCATGGGAATATCTTTAGATTCTACATTTAAAAAAATATCTTCTTTTGCCTTATTACTTACAAAAGCTTGTGCAACCGTCCTAAATAAAGGTTTGTTTAATGTCGTCATGGCATTCAAAAAACCATCAAAATCAGACAATGATTGAACTCCCTTTTCTCCTATGGATCTATTTGATAGCCCGTTAAACATAGAAGATAATTGTTGTGATAATAAGTCATCTACTTGTTCAGAGTTTAATCTAATATTCCCATTGACCGTTGCAGCTAAATCTCTCTTCCCTTGTGCCATTTTAAAAACTGGTTTGTTTTTGTTATTTACTACTAACATCAAATCAGCTTCATTCTGAGCATTCGGTTGATCGAAATAGTTTATTAATTTACCCCTAGCCTCTTGCCCAAGACCTTGATATTTATTTTTACTTAAGAGGACATCAGCCATGAATGTAGGGAGAATGTCTCGATCAAGAATAAATGGTTCTTTAATATATTCTTGTAATGGCTGGTTAGCTTTAGTTTGTGCCCTAACCATTGTTGAATATTGCTGTAAGGCGTCAACCTTTTTGCCACTTTCTACTAATCGTTTTAAATGGTCACTCTTATTATAAATCTCTGCAGCTGGGGCATTCGGTTTTAAAAACAAATCATCAACCATATTATCAACCATTGATTTGTTTTCTTTAAGCAATAACTCAGGCCTTGCGACTAACTCCCAAGGCATAATAACAGGATTAATATCTTTAACTTTATTTGCAAACTTTTCTGCATTAGCTGCGACATAAGCTTTCACATCACCACGATTTAATGCCAACGCTGATTGCTCAACCATATTAACAATTTCAGGTTTTTCTAAATTTGTTTTTATTGTTTGTTTTAATTTCCCGAGAGTTTTTCTTCCAGCAAAAGCTCCAACCCCTGTTAAAACTGGACCGGCTACTAACCCTATTCCTGCACCAAGAATAGAGCCCATAATAGTGCTGGCCAAAGTGTCTTCACCATCTTCTCCGGCAATAAATGATCTAAGCCCTTCTGTAGCGGCTCCATAAACAAAGCCAGTTGCCATCGTATTAACCGTCTCTTTTGCAAGATTCTTCAATCCAACGCTTTTTATCTTTGCTTTAACTCCCTCTTTAAAAAACGGAGCTGCTACTTTTTCTAATGTAGATACGGCCTTAGCCCCAGATGACATAGTTTTAAAAACTCTTACTTCTGGAAGAAGCCAACCCGTGGCCACTGTCCCTATCCCATTAGCGATAACACCAGCGACTTTAAGCGCTGTGTTGTCAGTCTCAGAGTCATTAGGTAGTATTCCTTGTGTTAGTCCAGCCACAAACGATTGATTTAAATATTGATTATTTTCTTCTCCAATAATCCCAGCCCGAGCCTTATCCGCTAAATCCAACATTGCTGTCTGTCCTGGGAACATCATTTTAACTGCCATCTTTAAGCCATCGTCAAACTTTTTTACTTGAGAAAATAATGAATCATCGCTTATCGATGTTTTTTTATCTAACTGCTCTTGTGTTGGAAGCTCTTTGTTAATATCTTTTGATAAATCAATATTCTTAGCCTCTGGGTTAGCCCATGATCCTGAAGCTCCAGAACTTTTTTTATTAGGCTGCTCACTTAATTCAATCTTATCTTCAAACCGTTTTTTAACTTCTGACAAACGAGATAAATCAATTTTAGAAGATTTAATTTCATCTTGAGGTACCAATTTATCTTCAAACCGTTTTTTAACTTCTGACAAACGAGATAAATCAAGTTTAACATTATTAGTGTTATCTGGATCTAATTCCGCTAGCTCTTTATCTTTAAACCAAACCATTATTTAACCTTTTTATATGTTTTTTATTTTTTTTCTAATTCATCTAGTATTTCTTTTACATATTTTGGATTATTTTTTGGGTTTGACAGCCTTGCAAAATACTCAGGGTCAGCTTTATCAAGACCCAAGGTAACAGCCCTATCCAATTGAATACTTAATTCACTTGATATACGGCCATTCCCAAAAGCATTTCCCCCGCCAATTTGACTTGTATGCATACCTTTAACAGAGCCACCTTGGTAACCCTGTTGTGGGTCAATGTACGGAGTTAATAGTGACCTTGGCCCTTGAACCGGAACTTTTTTCCGCCTCGGTTTATCAGTTACTCCATCGGCATTTTTTTCATATAATGCGTTCTTTAATCCACCACTAACAATATCATTTACTGCTGACTCTGCCATAGCATCTACATAATCATAAGCGTCTGGCTGAGCATATACAGGGGAACTATCAATAATTGACTGTATCATATCTTTTTTTAAAGATAATTTAACAATATTTTGTAATTTATTTAATGATTCTGGAGAATATTCAGGAATCCCTTCAGTAATCCCTAAAGTCCTCGTGAACACATTGCCTTGTTTCTTTTTCTTAAATTCTTCCATTGTTTGAAATAACGGCTGATTTAAGGGGACACTTATATAACCTTCACCAGGGAGTCCAACTTCTGACCGTTTAACTTTCATTTCGGCACTATCGCCATCACCATATTTTGCCTCCATGGCTGGGGCTATAGGCGTATAATCAATATCTGGCATTGAAACTGGCTTCTGGCCATAACCATAAGCTCCTTGAGGGCCATATAACTTGCCGATAGAATCCCACTTGCTAATCTCAGCTGCCTTGTCTCCTTGATATTGGACATAAGCCTTTATCGCGCTGTTAACTTTTTCCATTAACTTAGGGTCTTTCCTAACATTAGGATCAGTCATAAACATTTCTAATAGCCTCTCAGGGTCCATTTGTTTAAGCTGCTTTACCGAATCATCTATTGTAATATCTCTATTGGCAACCCCAAGAGATTCTAGTTTCCCTATCTCCGTTTGACCATAAGTAGTTTTTGACAATTCATCGCCATAGAGCTTAGCTTTGTCTATTTTTATTTGTTCCTCTTCGGCAGATTTCTTTTTCTGCCTAAAACCTAATATGCTAGACCCTACACCAGATAATGATTGACCTATTAAATTCCCAGCTTGTAATACTTCTGAATCTGTTGCCATACTATTTAACTCCTATCTTAACAATGGGAGCTACTGGATTCATAGCCCCGATGCCCGACATAATCCCTTGAGCTGCTCCTGATAAAGCCCCAATCCCGCCAGCTATAGAACTAAAAACACTAGGCCTAGAAGTTGTTGTCGTTGTAGTTTGCGCCATTTGCTTTTGAGCCTCTGTCTGATAACCTGATCTGGCTATATCTGCTGGAGTATTTAATTGCCCAATGTTGCTACTCTGCATTTGTTCGCCAAAACCCATATAACCCTGTGCCGCTGAAGCTTGCTGTGGCAATTGTCCTACAGCTGCATTATATAATAAATTCATTTGATCTTGTTCAATGCCAAGCAAACTTTGAGCATAAGCACTTTTAGCATTCATCTTTTGCTGCCCAGCCTGCTGTGCAATATTTAATGAAGTCCCAGCTAATGCCTCTTTCTTGCCACCTTGCTGAAGTGCTAAATCAGCTTTAGCTAAAGATATCTGTTTTTTATCACCCTCTGTTTTTTCAGCCACGCCAAGAGCCCTATTAGCCTCTTGAAGCTCCATGTCTAAAAGAACAGACTGCAAAGCGTTATATTTCATTGCAGATGCTTGCTTCTTCTCAACCATTGAGCCAGGAGGAAGCCCTAATAAAGCCGCTTGATTTGCAGCTTTTTCATCTGCTTGCTGTGATAATAAATCAAACTCAAACTTAGCTTTATTTTCATACTTCTCATTAACACCTTGAGCAATCTTCATCAGCTCTTGGCCTGATTTCTCAACTTGAATCAATGAAGCATTTAACGCATCTAATGTATCAATGCCTGTGCGTTCAATCTCATTCATATAACTATTAACATACTCAAATAAATTGGCTTGATTAGTATCGGCTTCATCTAAAAGCAAATCTGTAGTTTTTGTTAAAGTCTCTCTTATTGGCTCAAAATATTTAGCTGTTTGAGCTTTCTGTTGGTCAGTGTATGAATAATCTCCGTTAACCAACTTCTTCATTTTATCTAAATAATCTTTAGTTATTTGAGCAGAAGACTCAGCACTATACACTTCTTCTTGAGATATTTGAGCACGCATGTCTCTAACTTGTTGAGCATCAGGACCATATTTCTCAATAGCATCTCTCACTCTCGGATCTTCTTCTTTTTCTATCGTATAGTCAGTAAATGTAGTCTGAGGTATAGCGTTAAGTTCTTGTTGAACTTTAAACTTTTCACCTTCTAGTTGATTTAATTGTCTAGCTCTTCCATCTTGAATATCACCAGTAGAAGCTCCTCTCCATCCGGGTGTCCCTCCAGGTCTAATAGGATTAATCTCAATATCTTTCTTTAATTCAGCAATTTGTTTATCAATTGTAGAAATTTGAGCCTTGTAACTATTTGCCTTTGATTCATCTTGATAAGTCGTTTTCTCCACAGCCTTGGGAATATATCCAGCTTCTGCAATTTGACTTAACATCAAGCCGTTAAGAACTGACATGTACTCCAATTCTTCAGGAGAAGGTGGAGCTATCTCCGTTTTTTGTGTTGTGGAAGATGAAAAATATCCCATAAACTACTCCTTAAAAAAACCATCATTGCCACGAGAAGATAGTTGATTTATGTAAAAATCTCTACATTTCAAACTCATCTCTCTAGCGTGATCTAATCCACCAGCCAGCCATGCAACAAGAACATCTATCTCATTGCACCAATCTCTAATAAACCACGCGCATTGACCTTTTATTTTTTCTGGATGATTCTTCCACTCATTAGAATCCATCCAAGCATTCCATGCCACAAATACAAAAGCCTCTAACGCTTGCCTATTCTCAACAAAAAATTTATTTCTACTCAAATCAAAAGCTAATGCGGAGAAACATTCATTAGCTACGTCTTTAGTTACAGGACTATCTTGGTCATACAAGTCATCCCAAGATCTGAAGACTTTAGACATAATAAGAAGATAATCCAAAGCATCTCTATTGCCAAAAGAAACTTCTTTTAACAAAGAGTAATACTCCTGCTCTTTATTTATTATCTCCATCTCAAGCTTTTCCTGCTTCTATTAAATTTTACACTAGTTACGCGCAAATTGCTAGGACCATTACCAGCCCTAATACCTCTTTTATGATCAACATCTTTACCTTTTAAGGCAGACTCTCCATACTTTTTAATCATTTTTCTTCTTGCCTGATCCCTTATAACTCTGTTATCCTTCTGCTCTTTTGTACGATCAGTATACTCTTTTTTATAATTTCGAACATAAGAATAAGTTTTACCGTTAATTGTGATCTTCCACTTCTTCATATTAAATTATGCTCTTCTTTTTTCTACCCTTCTTTTTAGGCAGTGAAAAAGTCGCCTTGCCTATCTTTAATGGGTTTTTAGGCACCTTCATATCTTTGTTAAATGTACCAAGTGACGGCAATTTTGTTTTACCAAAAAGTTTTGGCATGTTACTTCGGAGTTGCATTTTTCTTTCCTCCTCCAACATCCATGTCTGGTGTACCAATACCTCTATTATTAAAATCGGTTATAGATATACTTGATTCAAGCTCCGGAGCAATTACCGGCCTACTTAATGGTACCTGCAATGGGGCTTCCATAGCTTTTAATTGTTGCTTAATTATCTTTGAAGTAATTACTTGAATGTCACTATTAACTTTTTGTCTGATTACAGATTTGTCCACTTCCCCTGCTTGAACTCTTTCATCAAGCCCTTTTAAAGCTAGTTGAGCGTATAAATCATTATCAAAATTTTTTGCCATTTGCTTGCTTTGTTCTATAGAAAAATAAATTGCCATTTTTTGATCATTGTCTAGCTGCCCAGACATTAAGCTTTTTGATTTACTTATTATTTTTTGCGCTAATAATCCGTGAGGCATTAATTTTTTAGACCAATCTAAATCTACCTTAAGCTGGCCGTCCTCTACATATAATTGATCCATATGGGTTGCCGCTGCATATAAATGGTAATCAGACTCGTTGATTTGTACTACAATACAACTATAGCCCAAAGACGCATAGGGTTCTGGTGGCTGTTCCCAATTTGGGTTTTTGTCTATGTAATCTTGCCTAGATGAGTAAGCTCCAATTCCGGTTTTAACATCAATGGCAAAGCTTTGTATAACTAACTGGTCATCGATTCCCTTATAAAAAATTCTTTGCAAGATCATATTAAGCTCCAATTACATTCATTTGACATAAAGAATCTATGCCAATTCCAGCATCGTCTAAAACGGCTATTGTGCTATAGGTTAAATCAAAATCTGTACATATAACACTCATAATAGTCCCAGCGATAGAAGCTTGCGGAATAGCTTGTGGAAAAAGAGAATTGTCTATGGCAACTGAATAATCAAATTTATATTCTCCTGCACCTAGCCTTGTGGATGAATCAATATTAAAAATATTTTGGATTAAATAACCTACTGCTATTGGGATAAGAACTCTGGCGCCAGCTGATGAAACAGTTCTTGAGTTAACCACATACCCCGATGCGTTATATGTTATCCGCTCAGCTCCATCATCAAGACCTACAATATTTCCACCATCATCAATCCGTACGTATTGAGCTGCAGAAGTTGGCAAAAACTCTAAATATGGGGTTGCTGAGGCTTCTGTTCTTATAGAAAAAGCTGCGGCATTCCCATTTGGGAACAAGTTCACTCCTGCTGAAAAACCTAATGGGGATAAAACATTAAATCTTGTATTCGAAGCCATCCCAGTTAAGGTAAATCCTACATTTGTACCAACTGTGCCGCCTAAACCGATCTTCAAAATATCAGAATCGCTATTATCAATACCCATATAATAGGCATCTCCGCCTGAAACGGACCACACATTAAAAGGGTCACCACCAGCCGGACCTGCAACTATTGCGGCAAAAGCAGATCTACTTAATGCGTTAGTGTTATCTGAATTAACGACTCTGCAAGTAACCAATTGGCCAGGATCATTTTTTGTAATATCAAAGTCAGCCCCAGGGCTGGCTGTAAAAACGCCCCATCTATCATTGATGTTATCAAAAACTAATTTAGGTGTAGTGCCAACTACTGTTCCACCACCAAATATCCATTTGTCAGAATCGCTATTATCAATTCCAGCATAATATGAACCAACTCCAGTAATAGTCCATAAATACATTGGATCACCACCGCTAGCGCCGCCGACAACAACATCGGCAACCGCATGGCTGTTAACACTAGTATTATCAAGATTTCTTAAAGTGAGATTATTATTTGTTCCAACACTTGACCCACCAAAAAATGCACTACCACTTGCTCCATCAATGCCGGCAGTTTGCGTTACCCCAGCATCGGAATAAGCTCTAAAATCAAAGCCGTTATAAACATCAACATTAGTAGTAAATATTGCAGTCCCAGCCCCACCGCTTGAAATCATAACTTCGCCGGATACATCAGGGAATGTATAAACTCGATTAGCAGTGTTGGAATGGTCTAAGGTCCCACTAAAAGCTAGCCCCGATAACCAAACTAAATTGTCTGAAAATGTTTTATTACTTAAAGTCTGACTCCCTGCTGCTGTAACTAATACACCGCTAACATCAGGAAATGTATATGTTCTAACAGCAGTTAATCCTGCAGATGATAATATCGCTGAGTTCCCATCACTATTAATTGTCCAAGTATCAGACGTGGTCCCACCAATCGGAGTAGATCCACTGGTTAGATCATTAATTTGCTGCTGTAAGTTTTTGGGTAAGTTAGCATTACCATCATTGTCAAAATCGTAATTAGCTAAGAATGCATCTTTCCTTAACTGAGTAAGATTTAAATTAATAATAGCAAAATAATCTTCAACAGATTCTCTCCAAGCATCTAAATTCTGCTCAAATAAAACATTCCCATTTTGATATTCTTTTGGAATTTGAGGATCTATTAGTGACATAAATTACCAAACTTTCATGCAACTAAAAAAAGTTAAGTTATTTCCATTGTTAATATTTAATGCGCCACCACTGTTTTGATAAACTCTCAATTCATAATAATCAGCGTCAGAAGAAACATCATCGACTTTTATTTGAATAAATGTAGTTTCTCCTGCAGAAGAACTAATCTCTTTAGCCTTTGCTAAAGATGATCCGTTTTTATAAATATATACTTCTCTTTTACCAGTAGCATTAGCTGCAAACTCAACCTGCCCTGTAAATGAATATAATCCAGCTCCACCACCAGGAATGATAATCCGATTGTTATTAACAGCATTGTCATGCATTGATCCAACATCATAAACTTCATTATTAAAATTTATTGCTGTAAGAGTTGCATCAGGAATTGCTTGAACCGCAGAATCAAGAAATGCTTTACATCTCATTTGACCGGATGAAGTAAATGTACTTGTAGAAGTCACTGCTGCACTATGAGCTACAGTAGAACTAAAAGTCCAAGATCCTGTCACTGTTTCATTATCTGCTAATTTTGCTGCTAAATCAGTTAGTGGTGTGCCAAACTGAGCGTTGCCATCATTGTCATAATCATAAGAATTTCCAAATACATCTTTTGCAATTTGTATAAAATTATTCTTGGTATAAGTATTGAACTGAGTATCAATATAATCCATCGCTGTATTTAGTTGAGACTCTCTCAAAATTTTAAATGCATCATAATTTTCTGTAATGTTTGAATTTGGTATTGCCATTATCCTACCACCTGTCCTGTTAAACGATTTATTTCTTCTACCTCTACAAGCACCCCTAACAATTCAAAACCTTCATCATATACCGTTTGCTCATCTGGAATATGTTGCACAAACATTGAATAAAAATTGCCACTTCCCTTAGCGTTCTTTTTATTCATTATAACCTCAGGCAACCCGCCTAAAACAGATTGACCAACAACAAAATCTTCTCCTAATATATCAGCAAGTTCATCAGATGTCATATTATATTCAAGTGTCTCAATAGTTCTACCATTAATTTTATATGTGATTGAAAACTTTCCAACAATTTGTGGTACAAATATTGGAGCAATAGCCTTAAATTGATACCTCGCGTCAGGAGCCCCAGGTGCAATAATGCCACTTTGTACATAAGATGAATATTTGACACCATAGTCTGAATGCGTTGTGTCATCAATAACCCCAAAATCTCCTAACGCAGACCCTACCATTGTCCTTGTTTTTTTATTCTGAAAATCAACATATCTAAAAATAGAAGTATGGTTATAATCTCTCCATCGATACCATTCCCCAACCTCTAATGAATAACCCCATACATCAGTTGGATATGACCTGCCTTGTCTTGGGAAGATTAATAAATACGAGTTCAAGCTAACATCATAAACTGCTTGCATGTACTTAGCTCTATTAAAATTAGTCTCTTCAAACCATGGCGGCTGTATTTTGGCTGATAAATAAGTGGTTGTTATTGTAGATAGCTTGTCCGTAGACTGTAAATAATGAATACCCCTATCACTAGGGAAGATAATTGTAGATTCCATCGCCACAACTGCATTGTGAGCTATACAGCCTATGCCATCAACTATCTTGGAAATAGAAAAAACAATCGACCCATCTGCTATTATTACAGGAGTAAGCTTATAAATACTATAACGCTTGGACACATAAAGTGATCCGAAAAAAGGAGGGAATATAGCTGTGATCCCATCAGGATCCCCATCATTAATGTCTAAATCATAAGCTGCTGCATCTCCTCCAGTAAAATCTGTAGGATCCCCAGTTTTTGATTTTAAAACTCTTCCAGGAACGGTTGGATCTGGTATCCATAAACAATTGAGAAAAACTCTACCGAATGGCGCATTTGGAGCATCTGAAGATAAAGCTGTAATATCTCCACTTTGAGTCCATTTCTTAGGAGCGGTTTGTCCGCCATAAAAAAATATACAAAGCAGCCCTTGAAATTGTGTAAATGATATTACCTCATCTGTAGGCAATACGTGTGATCCAGATATATTTGATTGAACCCCAGCCGAACTAATAGAATATAAATATTGCCCATCCCATTCTACTATTTTTTGAGTTCCCAACCTCCAAAAATCAATGCCGCCAAGAATGTGCCTATTCCCTGCAGGTCTAGTTGTAAATGCAGGTGATACTCCTGGCCTTATCTTCTTCGTGCTATATGTTGTATAAACAATATTATCAGAATCTACTATTGCTTTTGGATCAATCAATAACGGATGCTTAGTAGAATCTTGCGTCCCATCATAAGGATAAAGCCTTAATTGAGTTGGTGTATCAACCATGGCTTATGACTCCGCTTGTCTTGATATATAAAATAAATCATCACTTTTATTATAAAAATGAACTCTTGAATATCTTGCTAATGAAGACTTCAATTTAGGTTTAGGATCATTCTTTTTAAATTCTGCTTGCATTTTCTTAAGTCTGTTTGTTGCAATTGACAATTCTCTGTCAGCAGACTGGACCTGCCCACGAACTCTAAACCAATCGGCCAAAGCAAAATGAACTAATACCCACCTGTCATCAATTGGGATTAACGGCTCATCACTGTCATTAGCCATATCTTCAACATGCATCGAATAATTAATATGGATGACCCTGTTTGCATCAGGTTCAATAGGGAATAATCTAATCTTATCTACTGTATCAAATGGATCTCCGCCCAAAAAATCATAATCAAGAATCATCTCATCTAATGGCGGTAGAGTCTCTGCTGATATCTTCCCATCTCTATTAAAAATTACAGGAGGTCCAGCATAATCAACATTACCTGCAAGTTCCCTATTGAAAGAAAGAACGTCTTGAGGGTCAATTTGCCTAACCCCACCAGCATATCCTGTTAGAGGAAAGTCATAATACATTTGCACTATTTCATCACAATCAGGGGGCGCTGGAAACTCATAATGATATATTTTATAAGTAGCTGTGGCGTTAGTAACCCCTGCAAAATTAGAAGACAAATAAAGAGTATTAGTTCCTATGTCTAAACCAACAATCCTATACAATACATTATCGCCGGTCACTTTAAAGGATTTTCCAACGTAAGTATTATCAATAGTCAACCCTGTAAAAACTACCGCTCTGGATAAATTTGTTACTGCTACTGTCCCTGTTGTCGTTGGTAACTTAAATAAATAATCACGATCAAACTTGCGCCAACTCCAATCTCTTTCGGTAGCTATCGTAATATAATGCTCATTGATAGATCCCTTAATAAAATTTAAATCTCTATCTTGAACATCTCCAGCAATCTGACCTCGATTAGATACTATCGATACCATGTCGCCAAATGTTACGCACCTAATTGAAGTAGAATCAGCCATTAAACCCTCTAACTAAATTAAATGACTTTTCGGCACAGCTCTTGCCAAACAGTACCATCATACATCAACATCAAAGTATCACCTGATGCTGCAGCAAAGTCGACGCTTCCAGCTAATATTAATGATGCAAACCCAGCGCCGCCTGCTGTTGAATGTTTAACCAATGGTGCATTTAAAAACTTTAACACTACAATAGAACCAGATGTCCATCCATCTGTTTCAATAGCGTTAATTTGTGTATTCCCTGAGACTGTCCAATATTGACCATCCTCACCTAACGATAAATCATTAGCCGCAACCAAGCCTGTACCTTGTTGACCTAAAACCCTGCCATCAAATCTACTAGCTCCACTCTCAACATACAAAGAAAAAACATTTGTAAATGTTGTAAGTGCACCTTCAATTGGAGGATTTAAAGTCAATGCAGATGCATTAGTTACTGTTCTTGTGTTTGTAGTTGAAAAGAAAGTGCTTCCACCAATATCCACCATGGATAATTTAGTTAAAGTCGCCGTTTGATTACCAAGGCTTACACCACCCCCAGTTGCACCAATAAACAAACAAGATAATTGACCAACATTGCCTACGCCATCGGCTAATTGAGGTGGTGTTAATATTAAAGTAAATACTGAGTTTTTATTTCCAGTACCACCATCAATTGTCATTGAAGATGTAAATAAAAATGCAGCATTATTCCCTGCTAAAGGAGGACCTTGAACATAAATAGTAGTTGCAGAAGTTACTGTAGACGCTCCATCAAATGCATATGTAGCTCTATCAAAGAAAACATCTCCCTGAAATCCAAAATTTCCAGCATCCCATGTTTTAGTTGCAGACATATCAAACCATAAACTAGGAGAAGCTGTGCTAGCTGGAATGTTTGTATGTGCACCAGTTACTACTTTAAAATCAACCGGAGCTACTCCATCTTGATCCCCAATAGTAATATGACATCCAAATTCAAAAACATCTAAAATAGTAGTTCCATCAACACTAAAGTAATGATGATTGCCAACTGGAACATTTCCTTGAAGACCACCTGCGGCTAATCTGCCATACTCATGGTTGCCATTTGTAATGGCACCACCATTGGTAAATGTAATTATCCCATAAATATTTACATCATCACCAACCCCATCGCCTAAAGTAGTATTGCCTTGAACAATAAGATTGCCTGCTAAAGTTAAATTTGGACCTACAGAACCTCCGCCAGAACCAGGAGGATATTTAATTGGCATATAAACCTCTTAACCTTGTGCTAAATATTGAATGATGATCTCATCTCCGGCTGTTCTTCCGGATACATAAAACTTAGATAAATCAAAAGCTAATACTGGATCTTCTCCACCCATATTCCCAGTTCCATGAACATAATTTTTTTTATCTCCTGCAGCCATTGGAATCCACTCATCAGGATCAGCATTAATAGCGTTCAATAAATAAACATTACCACCATTAGTACTAACTGAATAAATTTCAAAATCTGTAGTATAAATTGGTACTTCCGATACAGCCTGTGGAGTATCATCCGCAATTAATGTAATAAAAATATTTTTTAAAATCATTGTCTTTACCATAAATCTCCACCTAATAAAAAAGCCATTTCAGAGATTCTCTAAAATGGCTTTAAATCTCTGCTTTAAAACAGATTAAAATTAATAACCAGGACTAACTCTAGTTTGAGCTGCAAAAATGTAATCAACTGTTAATGTTTTAGCAACAGCTTCACCATTTTTTAAGGCTATCGTTGGTCTTAATGCTGCTCCTGTTAAACCCGTAGTTACAGTTCCTATTTTATCACCATTAAACCATACATCTACACTCTCATCACCATTTACAACAAACCCAACTTTTACAAATTGGTTATTTGAAGCTGATCCAATATCAGCAAATCCAGATGGTACAGAGCTATTAAATGCATAAAACCCAAAATTACTACTTCCATCAATTTTTTGGAACATGAATCCGTCAGCCCCGCCAAATGGAGAACTTGAAAAAACATCTGTGTCAGTAGATGATAATCCAATAGCAATCTCAGATTGAAGCACATCATTAACACTAAAAACACACTCAAACCATATTTTACGCTTAGTTATTGGAAGAAAGCTTAAAGCTGGATTTGAAGAAGAACCGGCTTGCATATTCACAATATCATTGTCTGCTGCAGAGTTAGTAATAAGCAATAATCCATTACCACCAGAAGTTAATGCTTCAGTCGCCGCTGCATCTGTCTCAGATATTGCCCATGCATTAGATCCACCAAACATATAATTGAAATCATCAAAAAACACAGATTGAATCTGAGGGTTATTTGATTGATATCCATCCCAAAAAGAGTTGGAATCAGACACTTTAATTGTATCACTAGGAACAAGATATGGATTATTCATAATTCAAACTCCAAAACAATTAAGCTAATGTTGCTGTGCCGCCCATAAAGGCCCATCCGCCAGTACTATAAACTAAAAATGCAGTATCACCTTCAGTGTCAAATGTAATGGTTGTTCCATTAATAAGATTTGTAGGCGTTAAAACAGCATCTCCACCATCTGCAGTCATTCTGATAAACATTACCCTCTGAACTGCTGCATCTGCTAAAGTCAAAGCAATTGCTCCAGATGTTCCAGTATTAATTTCAACAAAAGTTTTATTTACAGATATAGCTCCGTTAGCATTATAAGCAACAGGAACGTCCCCAATTGATACTGGACCATTTAGTAATACAAAACCTTCTAATGAAGCAGTACCAGAAGATGATCCAACTGAAGTTACACCACTTCCATTTGGTGCTATCGTGATTTGACCATTAGCGCCATCTGCAATGGTAATACTTCCAGTCGTAGCATTACCTGTTTGTAAAATTAAATCAAAATTACCGTTTGATTTAATCGTTGCATTGGATGCTCCATCGCCAACAATTAGCGGGCTAGTTGTTACAGCACTCCCAATTAATGACCATGATGGAGAAGCTGCTGTCCCTTTGTTCTCATAAATAGAACTATTATTAGTTCCACTATCAGTACGAACAATCAAGCAACCATGGGCAAATAACCCTGCTGTAGATGGAGGATCCCCCACACATTTGGCAAAAATTGCCAAGTCATTACCATCTGTCAACGCAATAGACAGTGTAGCGCTAATATCAGAAAATAAATTTGTACCATTATTAGTAGCCATTAGTGACTCCCTATAAGATTATTAAGCACCAGCATTGGCATGAACACCGCGCCATCCGCTATAGCCAACATCAAAGCGGCAGCTGGCAATAACTTCATATGCAAAAGCGTGCTTGTCATAATCAGAATCAGTTTGCATGCCCTGACGAGTCATAAACATTAAGTTATGCTCATTTTTAGGCGATACTAAGAAAAATGCAGTGTCACTGTCTAAATAATTCCAGTATCCACCTGGAATTAATTGAACAGTATCATATACGCTATTCACAGCGTTATTAGCATTATTAGGATCATATGCAGATTTAACAATCTCGAATGCTTCATCTTGCAAAAGTTGCGGAACTAGTAAAAATTGGGCATTGTATTTAACCAATTGACCATTCTCATTAACAGTGCTTTGCATAATGTTACGCAAGTCACGGAAAGAAGTTAACGATAATGATGCAGGAGCAGTCGCAATGTTAGAACCTAATGCACCATTGCCATTTTCTAAAGGGTGTGATGCAGAAAACAAAGGCACTCCGTCATATCCATTGGTAGTAAAACCATCATTGAATACATCAGCGGCTTTGATTTCTTTCAACTCATACATACCTTTTGCAAAAGACTCTGTAGCACGTTGAATATAACTAAACTTTCCATCATCAACCATTTCTTTAGAAATTCGATAACCAGTAGCATAAGTTAATGCATTGTAAGTCTTGTCATAACCAGGTTTCATCGTTTGAAATTGAACCGGTTGGCCTTCAGGTTTTAATACAGGATTTTGCAAACCAGACATCGTCGTAGTTTGAGCAATATCTGTCGACATAGATTCTTCGTTAAACAATACAGGGACCATCGAAGCGTACGACTCGGTTTTTGCCCGAATAATCGCTTCTAGTTCAGGTAGCTTAGTTGTACCAAAGAAATCTGCAAAATTGGCTCGTAATTGAGTTGACATCGTTTTACCCTTTCAATTTAAAATTAGATACCAGTACCACCACCGTTATAGGCACATTGGTTAAATACGCATTCAACTAAAACATTAGCGCCCAAAGCATTACCAGCAACGCTAGTAACATCTGCTACACGCTCAATCAAAATAGGCAATGTAGCAGTTGTAGCTTGAGTACTGCCGTCAATCTCCATTTGAGATTTACCACTAGATGGAGCCGTGGCTAAAATGTCATAATTTAAACCAATATCAGTTTGGGCATTAACTGTCGCATCATCAACTTGAGCCAACATTACCAAGCCAGGAGCTGGAACAACTGCAATGGTTCCACCAGAATTAGCTGCTTTATCCTGAGCTGCAACACCTACAATGCTTGTAGAAGCGGCTTGAGCGATATGTACATAACCGTCAGATCGACGTTCAACAACATCGTTAACTGTAATTTCTGAATTGGTACCAGAAACATCAAAATATTCTACAGCCAAAGAACGGCCATCCTTGTAACGTACAGGGATAAAACCTCGTGGATTATCAACATTTGCCATATCGCACTCCTATTAATTAGTATCGTACAGTCTCAACCGTTTCATTAACGGTAGGACTAAAACCTTTTAAAGCATCATTATGCAAAAATACATCAGTTGCATTCTTTGTAGCTCGAACTACAGCGCGTTCCATCTCTCTTGCTTCCCACTCTTCTTTTGGAAGATATGCCAAAACCATCTCATTGCGATGAACCAAGCCATCATTCGATGCATTAAACTTTTCGCCTGCTTGATTTTCACTGTCGGTGCCGGTTTTAAACAACTGATACCCCTGTGGGTGCCATTTCCCGTTCTTTTCCCATTTATTCATATTAATGTAGAAGAACTTCTTATCAGGGTTAGCTGCTTCAATATCTGCTGGAACTTGCAAAATGATTCTTCGATTATAAAAACTTTTCATCATTTCAGCTTTTTCATGAGCTGAAAGTCTTTCTAACCCTATCTTGGTAACTGAATCCATTGAAGAAAAAGAACGATTAATTGCGCCTTTGCGTACATTCTTAGAAGTTTGTGTTGGGATTGCCATGATTTCCTTAAGCAACAAATCAGTTATAGTATGTATTATCTAGTTTCTTACAAAAAAATGCAAGAAAAAAAATACACTACCATACAATACATTGCCATATATATATGGTTAAATTTTTTTTTATTATTATTTGTACAAATGTTTTTTGTTAAAGAAGTCCTTTTTCTTTTAACTTCTCATTCACTTTTTTTGGATCTACTCCAAAGAATTTTGCCAACTCTGGGTTAATCTCTTTTTTCTTGCTAGAATTAACAGTGCCATCACTCCCAGATGGATTCTGAGCTGCATAAGCACTCGCCTCTTGCAAGTTCTTTGGCCTAATTCCAAGCTGTAGTGCCGCCTTCTCAACAGCTATAACCTCAGCATCAGGTAATGCCTTTATGTGGCTAGGTAACTTCTCATATATCTTTTTTGTAGTCTTAAATAACTCACTGCGTTGATTCCTAATATCAGGGAACAACATAGCTGCCTCATAATTCAATTGAGTTACATAGTCTTTATCAGATAAATTCTTATCAACCTTCTTTAATACACTTTCTTGGATCTCTCCATTCTTTTGATTTACCATCCGTTCCATCATTTTTACCAAAGCATTGCCTTGATCTTCATCAAGCCCAAGCGCGTCAATCTCTTCTTTAAATTCATTCAATGTAGAATTATTCACACTCTTAGTCGGAACACTAGTCCCAACTTTGCTCACATGCTCGCTCAAAGTGTTTTTTACTGTCTCCATAATCGTACTCATCATGGACCCCTTCAACTCTTCCATTGCACTCTTATTGCTGTCAATAATGTCTTGTTTCACTTTATCAAAATCCAAATCATTTACTTTATCAATATTATCTGTCATATTTACTCCTTGTTCCTTTCATGTAGGCGGGTGCACAGTTAATTCTGTCACCCGCTTTTTTATTAATAACTAGCTGCTTTTTTTACAGACTTAACTGCCTTGGCGCCTTTTTTTGCCGCTGCAGGCAACGATGAACGACGAACTTTTTTAGGGTTCATTTTGCTTGCACTAACTGCCGCTTTCTTTACTTTTATTTTCATGCTATTCTCCTTTGGTTTGTTTGAGATTTTTCAGATATGACAACCATATCCGCTCCCTCTCAGATTTCATGGTTACTAAACCATGATAAAGTCCCTCATTATAACTCATCTGCTCACCATACGTTTTCCCATTCCCTTCCCTCCGCATAAAAGCATTTTGTAATGCTTTAGCCTGCATGGTAGCCTCTAGCTGGCGATATTCATTAAACTCCGGCATCTTCATCAATGCCACAGTTAACTCAGCCCATCTAACCTGCTCCTCGCTAAGCAACGGCTTCTTGTCTGCCCCCTTAAAAGCCCTTTCCTTAACTTGGCTTTTAATCTCTTCCACCTTCTTAGAAAATGGTACGTATTCTGTTTGCATATGTTCCTTTCAATATATAATTACACACCCTCATTATTCAACATTTGACCTACATCCTGAGGTGTGACCGCACCAGAATTAGGTTGAGCAGCCCCTGCAACCTCAGGCAAATTTTCAGGCGGTGTCTGACCACCACTTAATCCTAAATTAGGTGATTGAGTCATACCTGTTGGGTTTTGAATGCCACTACTACTCTCTAATGTATCCAAAAAACGCTTATGCTTATCTACTACTGATTGAAGAATCCTTAAAGTGTCTGCATGTACCTTCCCATACTGAACTTCTAATTGTGTCTCATCACTATTTAATAACTCTTCTATCTTAGCTATCTTGTCAGCGTGTTCTTTATCAGCCAATACAACCGGAGGCATTAAACCTTGCGCTGCCATATATACCTCTGCATTAAATGGCAAAGCTCCTGCCCCCTCTGGTTTCTTAATAAATCTATCTACCCTAGATTTACCCATGTTCTTTAACACATCGAGCAACACCTCATATATTTGGTCAGGACCAACTATGCCTGTCTCCATCGGCGCTCTCTGCAGCAAGAATTGAGCCATCTCCATCGAAGCTTCTAATTGTGCCTGACGATTCATGTTTGTTGCATTAGCATACAATCCAAAATGAACTCTTGCAGCGCCCTCATCCCTACTCACTGATTCATATATAGGCTTGCCCTCAGAATCTAACTCAGGAACACCGTCCATACCTATAACAGGTATCTTTAAATGCTCAGGCATTCTCATCTCACAATCATAATACAAACCTTCCCAAACCTCTGATAGACAATCGTTTAATCGCCTCATCAAAACATCCAACTGAACATCTCGCTCAGCAAACATTGCCTTCAATCCACTCGTGCTTCTTAACGGCCCAACTCTTCCACCAACTACTCCTGAACTCTCTGACCCAAGACTTGTTAATTGAGCCATCATGCTATCAATAATACCAATTACTGGAATCGACCAATTAGGATTAACTCGCCAATCAAAAAATCTTAAATCATTATTAACATCATCCAATTTTAATCCAATCCCAGGCTCTACTCTAACCTCCTCTGGATCAAAACTAGAGCTCCCACGATAACCAAACATAGGATTATTTGCCAACATCCCTGCATCAATGCTCTGATTAATTAAAACATCTGTCATCTCATTCAATGAACTTTGTGTCTCAACTAACCCTCTACCTATCGATTGACGTGGCCTTCTATACAAATGACACATATGTAATGGAATCTTCCCATTAGCTGAAATACGATCTAAATATGTCCACCTTGCCAAACTCTTTGTTGGTATATGCACCATATATACTAACTTGTCCGCTAACGATCTCTTCTTACTCCTGCTAGCAGATACAGTGTCATAGGCACATATAAACTCATAATATTTCTGCGTGTCATTAGGATTAACTGTCCTCACACCCGTCATCATGTCCTGTGCTGAATATAACCCATTGCCTCTTGTAGTCCCTATGGTAGAACCAAAACTATCTCCTGGTTGTTCTAAAACCTTATCCACAACCTCCTCATCCATAAATTGACTTTGCTTAAATCCTATCAAATCATTTTCGCTAAAATAACATACGTGCAATACTGTTTCATGAAGATTCAAATTTGTAGAATCTACAACCCTACCTTTAAATAGCACAAATGTCGGATCCTCAGCGATCAACAACGGCCCATTAAACATCGTCCTTACAACAAACCTTTCCTCATAAGGTTTATTAATCGCATCATCAACCATCAGCTTAAATTCATCCTCTGGAATGTCTTCTGAAAATGCCCGTTTCAAATCAAACCCACGAGTAAAAAAATTAGGATTTTCATCAACCTTTAAAAATCTACGCTGCTCCACCTTCCAATCTCTTCGCAATATCCCAATGCCGCCTGTTACTAAATCCCAACAAAAATCATCCATCGCATTAAATATCCCCTTGTTCCAATTACAATAGCGCATCAGAATATATTTCATCTTCCGCTCTATCTGCATAATCCGCTTCTCATCCATATCCTCTTGCGGATCTATGTAAAATGGAGGATTAATAAAAAATATTGCCTGCAAAAATCTTGCATGCATAGCGTTCGCCTGTATCTCCGTCTTCGGCAAATGTAAATTAGATGACCCTGCCCATAAACCCTTATACACTGGACTTAAATAATCATCCCATCCAAGATAATATTCCTCTCGACGATTCATCCAGTCAGACCTGTCTGTGCTGAACTCGTTAAACTTCGTCATCGCTCGCTCTACTAAAAACTCACTGTCTATCTCAATATCTGGAACCCTTAAAACAGGATCCACAGGTGCGTATATTATCGAACTCCTTGCCATATATTATATCCTCTCTCTTTTTTAATTTTACTATATGCTTCTACTGAACTATTCCTCACTAAAAAATTACTCTTTCCAGGTGTTTGATACTCTGGATTTATTGACTCTAAATAACGTTCTCCTGAAATAAAGTCATCGTGTATCGGCTTAGGCTTCGCCACATCTGTCAACGTCTCCGGCCACTGATAATGTGTCAACTCATACTTATACTTTACACATCTTCTAAATACATATTGCATCGGCCCGTTGCCCAATACAGGACCCCTATCTACTACTCTATACAAATCTTTTATCTTCTCTATACCTGGATTTAACTGATCTCTTTTAAATGCTGAAGAAGGTAATACACCTCCACCAGCATCCCTTATCCCCCTCACTAACTCTGCTCGCATGTCAATTCTATTTGCCATCTCTGTTGTATTAATAATTGTATCTACAACACTCCCGCCTATTCTAGCTCCACCTTTACATAATTCTTTACGCTTCCTAACCAACTCCTTGCCAAAATCATACAACCCACCCGTAAACGCCAACTCATCAACAACATAACGTATACCATCGCGTGAAACAGCTTTCCACAAAGCACAATGCGGCTTCATCGGATGCGGATCTATCCCCTCATAAATTACATAACTATCATCCAATTCAAAAGGATCAATGTCGTGAATTTGTGCGTCATATGTATCGATGACAACTCCGGTTAGTTTGGCAAAATGGCCATGGAATCGGACTTCCTTTTCAGCATCTGTTAATTCAGAAAGAAACAATCCTAAAGCGTCATGATCAATATGTGGGTTCTCATCGCTGCGCATGTTAAAGCATTCGATGTATGGCTTTTCCCCACTGATGCCAGGATCAAAAATGTCGTCTTTCAGCCACGCCTGACTGATTGGAGTTAGGCTAAACCACATTCTCCCACCTGTATCAATAAGACCACGCATGTTTGCAATATATAATTCACGGCTTGGTGGCTCATCAAAGGAAATATAATCGAATCGACTACCTTCAGCTTTACGATCTTCTTGATCATAAGATCCTACTATAATCCTACTCCCATTTTTAAAATTAACTCCTATTACATTGCCGCGCTGGTCATGCTCAAATGGCTTTTTAGGATCAAAATATTCTGGAGGACACCACTCTTCAAACTTAGGAACAAATGTTTCCATTACAGCAGAAAAGCTATCACCATACATCTTGCCTCTGTTGGGAACAGGGATAGGATTATATGGGTGTATTCCTAAAGCTGTCCAAACACATTCAATCAAATTACTAGTGGTTTTGCCGCTGTTTTTTGAAACTATACCATTGGCTAGAATGAAGCAATGTAATGGATGGTCTACAGTTATACATCTAACTTTTGATACCCCAGAATTTTTAATCTCAGATATTATCAAATCATTCCGATACATTTTATTATTAGATTCTCTAACTTTTTTATGGCCTATATCGATCCCAAGCCTAAAGGTAAAATTATTAGACCATTGGACTACATACATTTGATTTTGTTTATTATTGTTTGGTTTTTTTGATAGATATATTTCTGAATAACCGCCCAAAGACTTGACTACCCATGCAATGTCTGAGACTAATCTTCTTGATGTAGAATAAACTGAAGTCTTGTGATTGTCTGTGCACCCGTCTGTAATAATCAAGCCACGCAATAATTGCTTTCTTGTCTCAATGTCAGATCTCTTAAAATCTTCTGGAATAAACTTTTTATGCCCATGAAGCCCAAGCAATTGAAGCCTCCTTAATTCATGAATAAATGAGTTTTTATTGCCATGATTTGATCTAACATAAATTCTTCCGCTATCGGATTTATATTTTTCACACCTTAAATCTGGGTCAAAATCTTTAACACTTTTTTTAAATAGGTCTTCTTTCCATTGTTCAGTGGTAGCAAAGTTTATCCCGTAACCAGTACTTGATGGACTCTTACTAGAAGATCCATCTCCAAGATACATCCCCATTAATAACCCACAAATCTTAGATTCTTTCTTGTAGCTGAAAGTCATTGGGCCTGAGCTTAGAAATTTTTTCTGCTTCCATTTTGATTTACTAATATCTTCATATGATCCAATTTTATATTCGTTTGAATCACTTGCTCGCTGCGAATTAAAAAATGGAAAACAATGATCCTTTGTTGATTTTATTGAATTGCCATTTTTTGTTATATACTCTACAATCTCTTCTTCCCCATCATATGGGATATCACATACTTTGCCTGGCAAAGATTTCTCACCGTCCCAAACTAAAACTGAATCACCAATATTAATATCCTCAATATTCTTTTCCTCACCATTACTCATCATTAACTTAGTTCCATAAGAATGCGGCCTGTTGCCGCCGAGCATTAGCCTCACCTTAGCCTTACTCTTATGAAATGCCAATTGCTTAGGATGCGGAACATACCTATCCAACTTACCACTCTCAAGACGCTTCTCTTCTTTGGAAAGAATGGCCAGAAGCCTGAGCATTTCATCTCTTGCTAAATCGGTCATTCCACTTCCCTTTCGTACAATGGGTCGTGAACATTCGGGCTATCGCCCTCATTACACTCGCTTCGCTTGTGAAACGAATCTGCGTCATTTTCTGATTGAGGTGCGTCATTTTCTACAATTGTTGCGTCAATTATTTGCGGGGATGTTGCTGAAAGCCGCGCCAGCAAAGCAGGATTGTGCTTGCCGATTCTTTGCATTGCCGACTTCACCATAGCTGCTAATTGATCTGTTGGCATTCCATTGTACTGCATAGAATGTTCCACGCGGTTAATCGCTCCATGCCCACTCTGCGACAATATAAACTTATTAGCCTCCAACGCCACACGCTCATCCTGCGACTCCATCGCTATCTCCAATACCCTCAACTGCGCCAAAGGTGCCGCCTTCCGCTTCATCCCCTCAACATCCTCATTCACAACACTCTCAGATATCGACTTCCTCCAATTGTCAACATACCCAATGTTCCCAACTCCCATCTCACTCAAATCTATCTCCTCCAACCGCCACTTCTTACCCAACCCATCTATTATACTCTCCCCAATACCATCACCAACACCTTCTCGGGTAACATTCTCACCTAACTTATATTCCTTTTCACGCATTATTTTAGACCTCAAGCGAATACAAATAGAACTAACCGAATATTATCAAACATTTATTAAAAACTCAACTGTTTTAACTCATAAAATGTGCGTTCTTATCAACTATCTTGGCTTTTTA